GGTAATATGAGGAGGATATAAATCATCCATGCCCATCTCTTTTTCATAGTCCATAATTTTCATATAGGTTTGTGCATCACCTGTGGCAGCGGAATACATATAAATGCGACTACCAGAACCTACCATAAACAAATCCTTATATCTCTTAAATTGTTCTTCGCCGTTTAGTGTGGAAGTATGAAGATATACAAACTCAATCTTTTCTTCATCAGAAAGTTCAAGATAATTATTGATAAGTTTTGTATATTGAAATGAAAATTGCTCAAGCATAGAAAATACTTCACTGAGGAGTAAATCAATATTGACAGCAAGAGCAGAATAACTTGCATCTCCAGTGGCATTTAATGCACCTATTGCAAGTCCTAGATCTGTACTAATAGAAGTATTGTTTTCCTCGGTAAGAGTATCTTTGAG